GGAACAAGAGCGCGACGGCTGACGAAGTTGCGCAGTACCGTTCGCTCGTGGCCGCGCGCGTCGCAGCCGCCGACCAAGAGAAAGCGGCGAGTTCGGGCGAGGTCGGCGCGAAGCATGACGTCATCGAAGGGGAGAAACAGCTAAACGCGCTTATCACAGAGCGCTCGCACCTGATCGAGCAAATGAACAAGCAGGGCAAGACCGGCTTGGGCGCGACGGAGTCAGAGAAGGCGAAGCTTGCCGACCTGACCAAGCAAGTTGACGACCTGATCGCCAAGCTGCGGCAAATGTACGCAGCCCTTGGCGGGGCCGATAGTGTGGCGGGACTCGCTCGTCTCGACGCGGTCTCGGCGGACATGACGAAGGCGGCTAATCAGGCGCATCTTTTTGGGCTGTCGATGGAAGACACGAAGAAAGTCGCCAACGATTTCGCCAACGATCTCGCCAGCGCATTCGACAATTTCGCCAAAAAGATCGCCGATGGAGAGAAACCGTTGCAGGCGCTTCGAGAGGCGTTCCTGCAAATGGCCTCGGAATTCCTGCAACAAATCGCCAAGATGATAATTCAGCAAGCGATCTTCAACGCGCTCGGCATGAACAAGCAGGGCGACCTCACGGGCGGGGGATTGCTCGGGAGCATGACCGGCGGCACGGGGGCCAGCGCGGCCGGCAGCACGGGCATTATGTCGTCGCTCACGAAGATGCTTACGGGCGGGGGCGGCACGCCCGCGGTTGCCGGAGCGGCGACGGGCGCGGGCGGGCTCTCCCCTGACACGCTGGCCTATCTCTCGTCTCATGCGGGCAAAGGGATCGACGTCGCGCACTTGAACCCGGAATTCGCCGGCAAGCTCGAAGGCATGATGAAATCGGCCGACGCCGAAGGAATCTCGACGCATATCGCATCAGGCGCCCGCAGCGAGGCCACGCAAAACGAGCTTTATCAGAACATGCTCGCCAAAAAGGAAGGGCGCCCGGCGCCTTTCCCCGGCCAATCAAGCCCTGCCGTGGCGGCGGCGCCGGGTTCGTCCTATCACGAATTCGGAAATGCGAGCGACGTGTACGCATCGAACCCCGCTCAACAAGCGCGCCTCGACGCGCTCGCGAAACAACAAGGACTCGTACCGGGGACGTCGTTCGGCGACCAGGGCCATTTCCAAATCGCCGGCCCGAAGAACCAAGGGCTCTACCCCAACGGGATCGGCGTCGATCCGACGCAGGCCGCGCAGAAATTACAGCAATCAACGGCGCAGGCGACGCAGAACCTCACGAGCCTGACGACGAAGGTTTCAGACCTCGGCACGAAGTCGGTCGCGGCGGTCCCTGACCTGACTTCGGTTGGAACCTCGTTGACGTCAGTGGCGACCGACGCAACGAAAGCTGCGGGATCGAGCACGGGCGGGGGCGGCGGCCTCGGAAGCTTGTTGCAGATGCTCATGGGGTTCATTCCCAAGCACGGCGGCGGCCTCGTGGGCTCGGGATCGAGCGCGGGCCGGCAGGTCTCGCCGCTGGCGTTCGTGGGCGCGAGCCGCTACCACAACGGCGGCATTGTCGGGCTGGGGGCCAACGAGGTTCCGATCATCGCGCAGAAAAACGAGGAAGTGTTGACGGCGAGCGATCCCCGCCACTCGGGCAACGGCGGCGGACTCGCGATGCGCGGGCAAGCGCCGCCCTCGGTAAAGGTCGTCAACGCGTTCGATCCCGCGTCTTTCATGACGCACGGACTCTCGACGACGCAGGGCGAGACGGCCATGATGAATTTCGTTCGCAGTAACGCCGGCGCCATCAAAGGGGCTTTAGGATGACTTCAAGCATTACAGGAACGGCGACAAGCCACAATGATTTGTGGACGAAGTTGCTGGCGTTCCTCACGACCGACTCGACGCTCGTGGCCGCGAGCGAGAATTGGACTCAGGTGTGGACGGGCGCGGGATATAAATGCGTCCTACAAGCGCCAGGGCTGGCGGGTTCCGACCAAATCCTGATTGGTCTCGACCGGATCGACGACGACTTGAACGACTATCACTCAATCATGATTTATGGCATGACCGGCGTCAACGCGTCGGCCGTGCTCATGACCGACCATATTCACGTCAGCCAGCCGGTCGGTTTCTTCACCGACGGGGGCTCTCAAAAATATTGGTTCACGGCGAGCGGCCGGCGTGTGACCGGAGTCGTGCAAATCAGCACGGTGTTTGAGGCGTTCTATGCCGGCCTGTTCCTTCCCTACGCCCTGCCGACGGAGTACCCTTACCCGCTGTTTATCGGCGGCACGCGAGGGAGCGCGTTCGTCAGCACGCCGCCCTCGTGGCGGGCCTCGACCTATGACCACACGAATTTTTCGAACCCGGCAAGCAATGGCAGCGGCGGGACTCAATCGACGCCGCAAGCTTACTTCCTCGACCCGGTCAACACATGGACGGCGCTTGCTAACAATCACTCGACGAATTGGACGACTCCGACGACCGCCTGGGGATGGATGGCGCCCGCCGGCTATGGTTATGACAACAACTATTTCTCGGTGGACGCCCCTGGGTCGCAGCGCTTCGGGGCGCAGACCGTGGCCGCGTGGAAGGGGCCGGCGCTCGACGGTTCATACACGATCGACCCGCTGACGATCGTTCAGTCGCAGCCTGCGGCGCAGACCTACGGCATTCTCGACGGAGTCTATTTTGCGCCGGGATACAACAACGCGTCAGGCAACACGATTACAATTGGCGGGACGAATTATCTCGTTGCGCAAAATTGTTTCAGGACCGACAACGCATCGTATATAGCTCTCGAATTGGCGTGAGGCTGACATGGCTGTATCTGTTCAACAAGCATCGGTTGGTTCTCCCGCCGACGTCGTTACGCAATTCTACACCCTTCTAGCTGCGGCTGGTTGGACTGTATCGGGATCGACTGTCGCGGGGGCCGGCGGCGGAACGACCTTCGCCCTCACGACCGGATCGGGCGTCGTGAGCGACGGAAACCAAGGATGGTTTCTGACGAACAGCATAGGGCAAACCGCGTCGATCTCCCAACGCCGAACGACCGGATCGCCGAACACAAGCCCGCAGACCTATGACCCGCCAACTAAACTGTGGATTTTTAGCGACCCGGCGCCGGGCGACGGGAACGCGTGGGCTGCGGGAGTCATCGCGTTTGGCTACAACGCCTATCGGCATTTCTATTTCGGATATGTCGGGGGTCGCATCGGCGGGTTCACGGGTGGCGAGATCGTCGCTGGCTCTCATTGCCCTGTCTCTGCGGATAGCAACGGCGTGATCGGCGCGAACGACGTCAATTCGATGCAACGGTTGTTCGGCGGCGCGTGTCTCTATGGCGCGGCGAATAGCGGGAGCATTCATGTTGTGCATTCCGCCAACCCGAATCCGATGCGGTTCTTTGGCGGGGCCTGGGCGAGTAGTGGCAACCCGCCCTCGACCTTCTTCACTTCACAGAACCGCGCGTTCGGCGGTATTGGCGACGAAGTGAACGACGGCTATCTCGACCGTTCGCCGAGCATGTTCGCAGGCGGATTCTCGTTGGTCCCGCTCAACCTCTACATTGACGGCCCTGGCGGCTACTTTCAACCGATAGGCTACCCGCCAGGGGTTCGCGCCGTGCTCATGATCGACCCGTTGCCCGAGCAAGTCCTGACCATCGCTTCGAAACAATGGCAGGTCTTCCCTCTGTTCAAAAAGTGCGCTACGCAGGCGCAGCCTGGGGGATCGGGATGGCACGAAGAGTCGTCCTGGTACTACGGGCTCGCGTATGAGGCGACTTAATGACCACGTTCGCAGGCCAGTTCTCACAGGGTTTCTTGGCCGGGGCTGTCCCCGGCCAAGTCGTGACCCGGCCTACTCGCGCCAACCCTACGGCGAACGGTCTGACGCCGGTCCTCGGATTTTTCGGGACGCACGGCGCACTTACGAAGCATCAACCAACATCGCTTTTGACGCGCCCGTTGAGCGGCGCGCTGTCGCATTCGTTCCTAAACGACCTCTATTTCCGAATCTATCTTATCCCGCCGGAAATTGATTTTGGTTTCTTGAGTCTCACAAGCACGCAAGCCACGGTCGTTTGGAATTCCAATTTCGTCACCGAGACAATCGAGGCCGCAGCGACGACAGGGTTCGACGGGCTCTCGTTGAATATACCGACGCTTCCCTACGCGCTGCGTCCGCTCGCCACGCAGACGATCTCGGTAACGGCGAATATCACGGGGCCGCTGACGATCGACGCCAGCGTTGACCTGACCTTTTCGCCGACGACGCCCACGCCGCTCTTGCCGGTCATCGGGTCGCGTGCGCAGCTATGGCCGCTGTCGATCAACTGGGCCGATCCAGTGACGATCACGCTGGCATTCAAAACGGATATACTCAAGGCGCGAGACGAGACGGAGCAACGCCGGGCGCTTCGGCAGACGCCGCGCAAGACGATTGAATTCCTTTCGACGGCGATGGACAACGACGACGTGATCGGTCTGCATCAATTCCTGGGGATAGGGCAGCCGACAAGTTTGGTTGTCCCCGAGCCCGGCATGAACAGCTATCTCTCGGCCGACGCAGCGCAGGCAGACTCGGTCTTCTATCTCGCGAGCCCGCCGACTTGGCTCTTGGCGGGGCTCGCTATTCGGATCGACGTCGGCCCGACGTCCTCGGTCAATCAGGTGACGGGCGTCAACCGAACGACGGGCGCGGTCTCGCTCGCGTCCGAGATCGGGATCGCCGCGCCGGCCGGGACTCGCATCGTCGCCATGCGTTTAGTCCACTTAGAGAACACGCTTTCCTCGGATCGCGTCTTGCGCATCACGTCGGGGATTCGAAACAAATACGAGGTATTCCCCGCCAGTGAGCCCATTTACACGCCGCCGGCCGCGCCCGTAGTTTACAACGGTTACGAGGTCTTCCTTCTCAAGCCTGACTGGGCCAAGCCAATCAACGAGCAATTCGATTGGACGGTCGAGATCATAGATTATGACTGGGGCATTCAACAAAGGTTCCCGATCTCGCCGCAACAAACGCGGACTCTCAAGCTGACCTTTTGGGACAAGAACGCGACGCGGTGTTTGCTCGTGGCGGATTTCTTCTACCGTATGCGGGGGATGCAGGGCGAGTTCTTCATGCCTACGTTTGACGACGACCTGCCCCTGCGCACCGACATTCTTTCAGGGCAGAACACGATCCGCGTCGTCGGCCCCTCGACTGCGGTGGCTCTCGGCTACGGCTTCTCATTCAAGTTTATAGCAATCAAACTTCTCGACGGGACATACCAATACCGGCGCATCATAAGCTCGTCGGTCGTTACGGACCTTATCGGGTCGGACTCCCTTCTCGAAGTTGACCTGACGCTCCCGGCTATTCCCCTCGCGACGATCCTCATGGTCTCGTGGATGCCGATATGGAGGTTTGCGACTGACCAGTTGGTCATGGAGTGGCAGTCAGATAAAGTTGGAATTTCCTCGATAGCGATTCGCACGAGGCCGTACAACGCAGGGTCTTTGCCATGAGCTTCCTAGATTTCGAAATCTCCCGAATGCTCGGTCGCCCGATTGAGCTTTACAAATTCACCTACGGGCCGGGGGCCAATTATTTCGCGTACACGAACGCCGAGACGCCGGTAGCGTTTTCGGGGATCACGTACAATCCTCTACCAATCAATCGCAACGCCATACAGGTCACGGGAACCTTGGACAAGACGGACCTAACCGTGTCGATGCCGCACACGGCCGGCCTCATGAACATTCTGACGGTCTATCCTCCCGCCACTACGGTCTTGCTCACGATCTACCAGGGCCACGCCAACGACACCGACGTTCAATTCCTGCCGCTTTGGATCGGGCGTGTGATTGGTTGCCAACGAAAGGCAACCGAAGGATCGCTGACGTGTCAGGCGTACATGACCTCTCTGCGACGCACGGGGCTGCGCCGGCTATGGATGTACGGATGCCCGCATGTGCTGTACGGGCCGGAGTGCATGGCGGACAAACCGGGCCACACGGTTTCGGGAGTCGCGATCGTGTCCGCCTCGCTGTCGGGCGACCTCGTTGTGTTGCCGGCCGGGTGGAACGGCAGCATGGCGATCTCAAATTTCCCTGGCGGGACACTCGAATATGTCGGGTCTGACGGCAACAACTATGCCACGACAATCAACTCGATCGCGTCCGACAACGTGACATTGAGCCTCGCGGGTCCGCCGTTCGGGCTGGCGCCGGGCCGGACTGTAAATGTCGTGTGGGGCTGCGATCACACGCTCGGCGGCGGCTGTGCATCGCAGGGGAACACGGTCAACTTCGGCGGGCAGCCGTGGATTCCCTATCTAGACCCGACGGGCATATTCACAAATTCTAGCTACTGAGGGCGCAACATGCCTTGGTTTATCTGGTTGATTATCGGCGTAGCTCTTGACGTGCTCGCCGCGTTGCTCATGCCGAAACCGAAAAAGCCGCCGATCCCCGCGCCCGTGACTCCGCAGGTCACGGCCGGCGATCCGGTCCCGGTCATTTTCGGCTCGATCACAATCAAGGACCCGAACGTCCTTTGGTATGGTGACGCGAATGTGTCGAAGGTTACAATCAACGTGAAGAAATGAAGACCCTCCCCGACGACCATGTCATCACGATCAACGACGCGCGGCGTAAAGGCTTGTGCGTTCGTGGGCTCATGACATGGGCCGCAGCGAACGGGCTCGACAAGCGCGAGATGGTCCGGTCGGGGTTCACGGTGGGCGAGCTTCGCCGCCTGAACGACGGCTTTGGGAATTTGTTGATTGAGAGATTGGAGCGGGACGAATGAGTCACCTGTTAGGGTCTTTGGGAAAAGGCGGCGTCCAAACCAACCAATATCGCATGTCCCTGCATTATGGTTTCTGCGCAGAGATCGACGGGCTGTCGGGGATATACAGTCAGGACAAGACGGTTTGGGAAGGGTGGATGACGGACTCGGGTCTGATCGTCATCAACCAGCCGACCCTTTGGTCTGCGGGACAATGGGACGTGACGGCAAAGTCAGCGGCCAGCGCTGGCGGGCCAGTCGGCAATATGTACGTGTTGATCGGCGACTCCGCGCAGACTGCGCCGCAGCCGCTCGCCAACCGGCTCGGGTGGCCGCAAGCGACTTGCCCGGCCTATCGGGGACTGTTTACGCTGTTCTTTTGCAGCACAGATAACACCGACGGATTCCTTTGGATCAACAACGTCCCCGACGTGCCGGGCATTCAAGCGAAGTGCTACCGGATGCCGGTCACACCGATGGACGCGGGCGCGGTGATGATTCCCGCCAGGGGCTTCGCCGCCGAGCGCTCGCTCTCGGACGGTTGGAACGATGATCGCTATGACCAGAACGGGATTCCAATCAACAACAACAACGGCGGCACGACTTACGGCTCGTCGATCCCTGACGCCAATCCCGCATATATCCTTTACGAAGTCCTGACCAACGGCACCTGGGGAATGGGGATCGACTCCTCATTGCTCGATACACCCACATTCCAAGCGGCGGGCTACACCTTGCTTGGCGAACAACTCGGGCTCTCGGTCAAATGGACGTCCCAAGACTCCATCGACACGATGGTCGCCGACGTCCTCGCGACGATCCAAGGTGTGCTATACGTCTCGCCTATCACGGGTCTGTTCACGCTCAAGCTATTGCGCAACGATTACGTGGTCGCCAGCCTACCGATCATGACGCAAAGCAACGGCAAGGTGACGAGCTTCACACGCCGGTTGCTCGGTGAGACGCACAATTGCGTTTCGATCGCGTGGACGAACCCACTCACGGAGTCCAACGACTCAGTCATGGCGTTCGATCCTGGCGGTATATCCCGCCAGGGCGGTTGTATCGTTCAAGCAAACAGTTATTCAGGCGTGCGCAACGAAATCCTCGCGCTTGAGCTTGCCATGCGCGACCTGCAATCCGCCGCCGCGCCGCTCGCGATCTTCGAAGTGGAAGTTGACCGGACCTTTTGGGGGACGTCGCCCGGCGACTGCATCGTCGTCAACTATCCAGAATACGGCATTTCCGGCATGGTCTGCCGTGTGACGAAAGTTGACTACGGCCAGCCGGGCGCATCGGTCATCAAGATCAACATGGCCGAGGATATTTTTTCCTTCGCCGCGATCTCGTACCAGGGCGTGACCAAGTCGTTGTGGTCCTACAAGGACCGCACATTGCGACCCGTGACGAACGCCAAGGTCTATGACCTCCCCTACTACGCCGCAGACCGCTCAAACACCTACCCGGAGTCCACGCTCGGTATTTTCGCGCAAGCGCCCGCGTCAAACACTTCCGTATTTCAGATATATTCCGACGTCACCGATATTCTTGGCAACGTGACAGTGGACGAAATCGGCTCGGACTATTTCATCCCGGCCGGGAACCTCGGGACTACGTTGGTTGCGGAAGTTACCTCAACCGGAGTCGTGCTCGGCGTGAGCGCGAGCGCTCTTGACTTCGTCATCTTCGGAACGACCGAGACGGAACAAGAAATTTGCATCGTGAGCGACGTGGTCGTTGGCGGGACGACGACCGTTGTTCTTTGGCGTGGATTGCTTGACACCGTGCCTCGGGCGTGGCCGGTCGGGACTCCGTTCTTCGTTTCAGCGAACATGACCGCGCTCGCCGTGGGCGGGGCCTACGCGGCGGGATCGCCCGTCACGTTCCAACTTTGCCCCATGGTCGATGGCCGCGTGCTCCAAGTGTCGAGCGCCCCGTTCGTGATAGGAAACCCGCTAAGTCGGCAGAATCTCCCCACACGTCCCGCCAAGGTTTGCGTCGGCGGAACGACTTATTTCGGAACCTACACGCAGGCCACGACCGCCGACATTGCGGTGACATGGGCGAACCGCAATCGTCTTACGGAGGACCTGACCTTGCTCCCCTGGTCGGCAGCCTCGATCCCGCCCGAGGACGGACAGACGACCTCGATCGAGCTTTGGAGCGCGGACCTCGCAACGATGCTTTGGACCGCGACGGGCCTTACCGGCACGAGCGGGACCGTCCCCTATTCGGCTTTTGGCGGTGCGCCGGCCGGCTATGTTCGAGTCCTTGCGGTCAATGAAGGGCTGACGTCCTTGCAAGGTCTTCAGATTCTTGCGAACGTGCCGAGCGCCGCAGGCGGGTATGGTGAGATTTACGGCTACAGCTACGGGGAAACATAATGGTTGATAGAGCGCTACCGGGTCTTGGGCTCAAAGGTTTTTGGGCGCTCGGCGAAAACGGTTGGAATACCGACATGGACAAGAATCTCTTGTCGCTGTCCGTCCTCACTCAATTGTCGGTGTTGTCGCAGACGACCGCCCTGCCGGGCTCGCCGACCGATGGCATGATCTATATCGTCCCGCATAGCGCGGGATCGAATCCCGATACGATCGCCGTCCACGACAACGGCGCCTGGGTCTACCTCACGCCGACCGCCGGCATGATCGCCTATGCGCAGGACGTCCCGCAATATCTCAAGTGGACGGGGACCGCGTGGGCCGTGCTCACGACAGGCGGCGGCGGGTCCGCGACGTTCGCGGGCCTCACCGACGTCAGTGTGTCCTCGCCTGGGGTCGGACAGGTCCCGACATGGAACGGGACGCAATGGGCTAACGAAGCGCCGACCAGTTCAAGCCCGCCAGGGGCCTCGCCGACGATCGTTCAGAGCAAGGCGTTCACGCAGGACGACTCGCCGTTCGTTTTGACGAGCGCGCCGACCGCCGGCAACATGCTGGTTGCGGCAATCTCGCATTGGAACGCGAGCCCCGCCGTCGTGGCCGGATGGACGGTCCTCGCCAACAAG